TTACGCCTTGATGTCGAGCCCCGCTTCGATCGCGGCGGCGATGAAGGCCTTGCGCGCGTCTTCAGGCTTTTTCCTGCCGGCATCCACGGCGGCGCAGACCAGCAGCGCCTTGTCTAGCGCCTCGCCATCCTCCACCGGCCAGTCCTCGATCAGGGCCCAGGAGGCGGCCTGGGTTGTTTCGATGCTCGTATAATCACCCGGCGTTTCGAAGGCGATCAGGACGGGTTTCTGCCAGCGCGTGTTCATCGCTCATCCATGTTGGTTTCGCGCCCGGCTCTAAACGAAGCAGGCGGGATGCGCAATCCGTTTCGGAGCCGACCGGTGCGGTCAGTCGTCGCGTCCGAACAGCCATTCGCGAAGGATGCGCCGGTCAATGAGTTCCAGCGAGCGGTCCGGCGCGATGCGATAGGTTTCCACCGCCCTTGTGCTGCTGTCTATGCGGAACTCATGAGTGAAGGTGCTGCCAATCGGTGACTTCGTCAGCTTCGTGCGCGGCTGGCCTTTATAGATGATGCTCCCGGGAATGGGCTCCACATAGGGTGCCGGACCTGCGGTCGTGCATCCCGCAAGCGCGAGCGAAAGGGCTATTGCGGCCGATGATGCGAGCGTTTTCATCCTGTCCTCCGAGGTCCATCTGCAAAAACGATATGGAGGCGCGGAGGTTCCCGGAAGCGGCGGATGCGGCAGTATTATTCCTTCCGACTACTTGCGCTTTGGGTTCTGAATGTCGCGCGCGACCCAGCGAAAGAAAAAATAGACGAGGAAGCCAAAGATGAAAAGCGGGATGAGGTTCGCAAAACCGGACATATGATTCTCGTTTCTCCCTCCCGTCACGGGGGTCTATCCGGAGAGGCTGAGACGAGGCAAGGGGTAGCACGCATGGTCGTCGGTCACATGTACGTGTGCCGACCTGCCTGCGGCAGGAGTGGGACGGAGCGAGGGAGGGGGCGGGAGAGATCCGGCGCACTGCCAGCGAAGCCGGATCTCTCCGTCTCCCGCCGGTTTCAGGGTACGGGGGACTGTCTTCACTATGGCGGACAACCGAAAATAGACATAGAGCGAGAAATTACCTCGAATAAATTGCAGCGATCCAGAACTCGCGATGGATGCGACGCGCGAGACTATGCACAGTTCCTCATCTTCACTGTCCGGGACATTAATCCGCCAGGCGCGGGGGACGGCACGCCCCTTCCGGCCGGACCATCATGTCTGGGCAAAAGCGGTGTAACCTGTTGAAACGGCACGTCTGCCGTCATTCTTTCAGCCTGCTGGAGAGGCCGGAAGAGGGAACTTTTCACGCGCTGCGTCATTGAAGCAGTCGGACACATGCCAATAGTGGAGGGTTAAACATGCTCGGCACCATCCTTGTCATCCTGCTCATTCTGTTCCTCATCGGCGCGCTGCCAAGCTGGGGTTATCATAATTACGGTTACGGCCCTTCGGGCGGTCTCGGACTGGTGCTGGTCATCGTGCTGATCCTGGTTCTGATGGGACGGATTTGATCGACCGTTCCTGAAAATGCACGGGTTGCCCGCAGTCGAAAACGCTTCGGCTGCGGGCAATTTTTCGTCCGGAGCAACGGTATGACGCCAAAAGCCATGTCATCTTAGTGACTTAGACAAGGTGGGCGGTTGAACTCCACGTACCCGGCTGAAAAAACACGACATTCGGAACGATCCCTCTTGCGCCCCAAATGGATTCGTTCTAAATGCCCGCCATCGCTCCATTGATGAGCGTGTGAGGCCTCGTGGCGGAGTGGTGACGCAGAGGACTGCAAATCCTTGTACCCCGGTTCAATTCCGGGCGAGGCCTCCAAAAATTTCACCAATAAAATCAAATGTTTATTGATGAAAAGCCTTCTCGTTGTGGGTTTTTCATGTTGCACTTTGTTGCGCTATAGTTTCCTTGGTTTCCGGCAGATTCCCTGTGGCTACGGCGCATCCGTGCGACATGATTTGCAACATGGAGAAGCAAATCGATGAGAGACAGAAGCGAAATATTTCATTGGAACAAGGCGGCGATTCGTCTGGCCGCTGACATCGCGAAAGAGAAAGGCGTAATCGTCAAACTTAATCGCGACGGATCAATTCATGTTGCTCCCGTACAAGACGACGCTGTGGAGGAGATGCGCAGTTTTATCGCATCCCAAGCGTTACCCGAGGTGTGGTGAGCAAGTTTGAGCACAATGGTAGAGGCATGACGAAGAGAACACCCATCACGCTGGTCGAACTAAAACGCATGGCGGCAATCGCGAAGTCGGAAGGTGTGACGGTTTCTGTCGAGATGGACGGACGAAAGTTTTCAGTGTCGCCAAACACAGCCCCTAAGCCGGCGCTTGAAGAATATGAATACGCGGACATCAATTCTTACGAGGGATGGAAGAAGCGACACTTACACAAAAAACTCCCCGACGATTTCGCCTTGTAGTTGACTCTAGCGTGCATTCTGGCAACTTGCTCGCTGTAGGCGAAAAGGGGCGACGATGGCGTATTACCACACAAAAATTATGTGCGACGTTGAATCACTTAAATACGATTTCGAAACCAAACGCGGCGTTCTCGAAATTGCAGACGGGCATGCAACCGACGCCGGGGGAACGGTGGAGGTATTCCAAGCAGTGGATCCAGATGTAGAGGAGATTTTGGTTCTGGCCGGGGGGCGGCCGGACATCCTTTACAGACCGGGTGCCGATGGATGGTCAGGTACACCTCTGTGAAATCAATTTGGCTGCCAGCCGGTCTTATCGTGGTGTTGATCATCGGCCTGTTCGTCGTCGGCGGTGTTCGCATCGTGGTAACGGCACCGAACTATTCAGCGCAGCTTGCGCCGGCCACGCTCATCGTCGCCAACGCCTCCAACCTCAACCTCATCGATAGCCCGCAAGCGTTCTGTGCTCGTACCGGAAAGCCCGGCAACGATTTCTGCGCCGCTGGCGCCTTGGCAGGTATTATGCAGAACGGGAAGTTGCTGGTTCGCCTTCCCTACAGCGAAGCGCTTTTCGCCATAACAGGTGCTCCCCACATTTAGGACCCAGTATGCCTACAATACAGATTACTGTGCCAGACCAAAGTGCGTGCGAACAGTGCGGAGAAATGCTTGATCTTGAAGTCAATCATTGCCCTACGTGTGGAACCAACACTTACCGGCTTCCCTTCGGAGAGTTCTTCGGCAGCTTAGAGCAGCTTAGGATTATGGACGCTCGTTATGGTGGCCTTGTCCTCGGAAGAGACGATGCGGAGGACGATATACCGATGTACGTATGTCGCGACGGTGGCGTATACCACTTGGTTGGAATGATGCAGGGTGGCGAGTACATCATGTCGCGTGCTGCGACTGAAAAATACGGTCGGCGCCTTGAAGAGTTAAATTCTGACAAGGGAAATGTGGGAGATCGCTCCTTTTCCCTTACGTCTAGCAGCTCAGTTATAAACACCAACTTCATGCCTCGTTTCGGTGGCTTATGGATATTGGAGCCTCAGTTCGTGATAAACCGCTACGCCACGATGAAACATTTCCAAGAGTTAGAACGGATGAACCACGACGCCAACCTTGAGCACGCTGTTAGAGCATACGAGCAACAAGAAGATGGCATGGAGGGCTAAGCCGCCCTCCTGAACAATCCGTCGAATACCTCGGCCGTGAGCATGTGCATCGGAACGAAGGGGACAACATTGGACCGCTGCCTGCGAGCCTTAAGCCTCAGTCGCTCGGCCGCGCCGTTGCACTTCGGGCTGCAGTAACGCTTTCTATCGCTGTTCGTCTCGAAAGCTTCAGAGCAATGAAGGCAATGGTAGGTCCGTATTTTCCCGGCCAGATAACCATCCGGCCTTGTGGCCAGCTTTTTCACGCGTGCACGGCAGCGGTCGCTGCAATATACGGCCTTCATCGAGCGAGCAGTGAATGGGCTCTCGCAGCCTGGGCAATATCGGCCGATCGCCCGCTGAGATGCGCAGGCCCGTGAGCAGTGAATTTGCGAATCGGTGGCCGGCCTGAATGATTTGTTGCAGTGAGGGCATGGGCGCTCCGGTATGGTCTGACGAGCCATCGCATAGCACTTGTGCGAACAATACCGCTGATCTTCCACGATGCGGTTATAGGGTCGGTATTCTGCGCTGCATCCCTCACAGATGCGCAACGGCCTTGCTTCCCTCCTAAGCACAGCTTGAGCGGCGTCATGAATTTTGCTCTGCTTGCCTGCAAAGACAAAGTCTCGGCGCGTCAGCCACGACGTAGCGCATTCCTTTGAGCAGAACATACCCTTGCGAGATCCTTCAATTTCATCGAGAGGCAGCGGTCCTCGGCAGCTTCGGCACTCGTCATAGGCAATGAGATATTCGGGCTGGCCTTGATCCCAACTCGGACGTTCCGCTCCCATGAGCAAGAGACATTCCGCGACCAGGTTTGCTGCGTCCAAATCCGATTCCGTCCACGAGTTGCCGCCAAGGCAGAGAGAAGCCCTCAGACCAGCCCTGCACGCGCCTTCGTTCTCGAAGTGGCTCAATCTCCAGTCGGACAGCACGTCCATTACCTTGTTGATCACATGGGTGCGCCGTTCGCCTTTAATGATTGGCTTCGGCTTTGCTTTGTGCTGAACGCGCAAACGTTCGTTTCGCGCATTGAGGAACTGGTCGAGATAGGGCATCAGCGGCCTCCAAACATCGCGTCTATGAGGCCGGCCGTCAGCGGAGACTTCGATACCGGCGGAAGAACCTTGACGCCTTCCGGTGCTTGCGGCTGCTTCTTGTAGACCGTTTCGAGATAGGCTTGATCCATGGCGATCAGGATGGCCACGTGGCGCGGCTCGATCGGGATAGAGTAAATACGGCTGTAGGCCGCAATTTCCGCATAGGTGATCGGCTGCGGGCCCGCCATGCCAGCCTGCCGGGTCTTGTGCAGGGCCATAAACCACTTCCACAGCAGTTCGCCGCCGGCAGGCGCCTGTGTGATACAGGCACCATTGGCTTGGAGCTGGCGCTTCAGTTCGTCGCAGAGGAGCTTTTCAATGTTCATCTGCGCCTCCCTCAAAGCTTCACGTTTCGCTTGCGAGCGTCTCTAACAGCCGCTTCGACCCTGATCGGAAGCTCCTGTTTGTCCCTGGCCATCTGGGCGCGTAGCTGTGCTATTTCGGGGCCGCTTCCCTGCACGTTATAGGTCGGTGAATAGTTCACGTTGACTGGAGACGACGCGGCTGATTGCGAGCTACCACCCCCTTGTGCTGAAACACCGAGCCGCCCTGATGCATCGCGCTTGAGTGGCATGATCGCTTCCGGGCCAGCTTCACCCATCAAGCCCGCGCCATCGGCAAATGCGAACATGGTGGGCTTGCTGACGATCTGGTTTGAAAAGCCGTTGATGCCATTGGCGAAGGCTCCACCCTTGGCGAAGAGGCCTGCACCAGGAGCAGTTGGGAATGCGCCTTTGCCGCCGCCGCCACTAAACAGGCCGCCGAGCAAGTTGGAGAAGAAGCCACCCCCGCCGCCAGATGCGGCATTGTTGACCTGAAAGATGCTATCGAGCACGTCGTCAAGCATGGTGTCCGCGATGCGCTTGAGGCTGTTCACGGCTACGTCGCCCATAGCCTCCCAGAAGCTCTTGCCTTCTTCGATTGCGCTGAACAGGTCATCGAGGCCGGCGCGGGTGAGATCGCGATAGAGGAGCGTTTGCTCGTCAGCTTTCCGGCGGGCTTCCTGTTCCTGAAAGATTGCCTCGTTGAGCGCGATGACCTTTTTGCGCTCGTCATCCGTGGCGGCCGCTCCAGCCTGTCTGGAAGCCGCAGAGGCGCGCTTTGCCGCGTCAGACAAGTTGACGATGCGAAGCTCTTCCTCAAGCTCTTTGATGAGGTCTTCCACGGCCTTGCGCTCGCGGTCGGCCTGCGTGGTGGAAGCCGAGCGAGAGGATTTGGTTTTGCTGGGCGGCGTGTAGTCAGGTGGCGTCCATGTGTCGTTGCCGCTACGCTGCATCGGCTGCAACTTATCGCCAATCGCCTTGGTGATCTTGGCGTCTTCCTGGTTCAGCTTCTCAAGCTCGATGCGGTACTGGCCAACGGCCTTGTTCCGCTGCGCGTCCGTCGCCCAGCTCTTGTTCTGCGCCTCAAGGATTTTGTTTTCGAGATCCAGCCGCTTCATGCCGAGATCCCGCTGCGTGTTCTGGAGCGTGCGGCTCATCTGGTTCTGATAGTCGCGGAAGCCGTCGATGAACTCGGCCAGGCTGTCGGCAGCGGAGACGATGGCGCTTTTCAGCGTTGATCCGACCGTGTTGGCGATCTGATTGAACCGGCGATCGACTTCCGCGGCGCGGTCGATGAGTTGCTGATCCATGACGAGACCAAGGTCATTCGCGGCCTTGATCGTGTCGCGGATACCGGCTTCGCCCTGGTCGATGAGCTGGACGAATTTCTCGCCGCCAGTGCCGCCGAAAATCTCATCAGCGATTCTGATCTGCGCCGCCTTGCTGAGTTTGCCCAGCTTGCCAATGATCTCGGTGAAGAGCGCCGACGGGTCTTCAAGCTTCTTCTTCAGGTCTTCGGCCGAGAAGCCGAGCCGCTGGAAAGCTTCCGCGGCTGAGCCTTGGCCGGTCAGAATAAACTCGTCAGCGCGGAGGTTGAGTTCCTTCAGGCCGTCTGTCAGAGCGTCAACGCCGATGCGGTTCTGCTCGGCAACGTATTTCAGCTCCTGAAAAGCCTTGACGTTGACACCGGCAATCTTGGCCTGATCTCCTACTTCGGAGATACCCTTCGCCAGACTGGCCATTGTCCCGACGATACCAGCCACGCCAAGGCCAGCGATACCACCCCATACCCCAGCGCTAAAAGCCTTGCCGACGGCGCCGATCTTCGTGCCGACGGTGGCCATGGCCTGATTAATGCGCGTGGTCGATCGGATGGCGTCCTTCTCCATCTGGTCGGTCGCACGCTTCGAGGACAGCGACATCTTCCGGAACTCTTTCTCGGTCGTGCCGCTGGCCTTCGCCATATTGCGCTCGAGATCCTTGATCCGGGCCTCAAGCATAATCACAAGGCGTTCTTCGTCGGTCTGGCTCATGCGTAGCTCCAATCGTCCATGTCACCTTCGAAGGTGTCGTAAGAGGAAATGTTGGTTTCACCGGCAGCGCAGCGGGCAACGGCCATAGCGGTCGCCACGGCGCCGTCGATGCGGTCTTTGCTCTTGCCCTTGTGGAAGGACCGGTTCCCGGCCGTGTCGGTGCGGATGGCGATGTTATCGAAGTGCCAGCGCAGGATAGGGTGGCCGCCGTGCTGGAACTGGCGGGCGAGGATTGCGCGCTCAAGTTCGTTGATGGCCGGCGACATGGACACCCACCCCTGCCGGAACTCGACCACGGGCAAACCCTTGTCCTGAAGATTGTTCAGCGAGTTGCGGGCGAGGTGAGGGTCGAAGGCGATTTCGCGGACGTTAAACCGGGCGCAGATTTCCTCAATCGCAGCTTCCACGGCATGGAAGTCCACGACGTTGCCCTCTGTCAGGGTGATAAGTCCTTGCTCCTCCCAGACAGCGTAATTCACGCCGTCCTGGCCAGCCTTGCGGAGGATGTTATCTTTCGGCAGGAAGAACCACGGGTGAACGGCATATCCGCGCTCGCGGTCTCCCCAGGCTGCAACAACGGCGGTTAAGTCGCTGGTGCTGGAAAGGTCCACGCCGAGATAGCAAGGCGTTTGGTTCGCTTCCATTTCGTCCAAATCTGGACGAAAGTTCCCTTCGTCATAGATCGGCATGGAGACGAACGGAGACGCGCTGTAGTCGAGCCAGCAGTTGAGGTGGAACTGGCGGAAGTTATCTCGGTCGGATGGCCGCTCCTGTGCCTCACGCGCCATGGTGCGCAGCCCGTCGATATCGGGATAGCCTTCAGCCAGGCCCGGATTGACCATGTGCCAAAGCTCTTCGTCCTGCCAGTCGTCGTCAGGGTGGCTTTCGAACAGCACCGGCAGAAAGTTCGGATCGTGGATCGCACCGGACTGCACCTTGCGGGCATAGGTCAGAAGCTCATAGGCAAGGTTCTCCTGTCCTCGGCCCGCCTGCGTGATGATGACGAGCAGTGTGTTCGGAACCTTGTTCAGGCCCGTGCGGATTGCCTGCCAGTTGCGGCGGCTATTTTCGCCCTCCCAGTTGATAAGCTCGTCGGCCAGCACGAAGTTTGGCGTCTTGCCGAGCTTGCCCTTGCCGCCGGATGCGAGAGCGCGAAACGTGGCCTTGCTCTTCTTATGCTCCAGATAGAACACGCTCTCGGTCGGCTTCATGGCCGATTGCAACCACTCGGTTTCGCCAACGATGCCCACGGCCTCGTCATAGGCGATACGCGCGTCTTCTTCGGCAGAGGCGGCAACCATTGCCTGACCACCCGGAACGCGCTCCCAGCCCACCGTATGGAGCAATGCGAGGCCTGCGCCCATCGTGGTCTTGCGTGCGCCGCGAGGCAGGAGGATGAATACGGTCTTCACCTGCCGGCGCTTGTTCGGATAGCACGGGCCATAGATGCGGCGAACGATGCGCTCCCAGAACAGCGGCAGTTCGAAGTCACCGCTTGCGCTCTTCGGGTGTTTCAGGCGGCGCAGGAAATCCACGGCGCGCTCGCCATAGCCAAACGTGTCTTCGATCTCGCTGCCGTCGAATATCCATTCGGGGCGCGTGGCTTTGAACCTGGTGTCGGTGGCGTCAGCAGGTTTAGACGTCGAGGCCATCGGGTGCGCCTCCTGTCTTCGGTTTGTCCTTGCCGGTGAAACCAGATTTGGATCGAGCGGCAGGCGTCAAGCCGAGCTCTGCGGACAGGCGCGCGACGGTCTCCATTGACTTCGCCATGATGCCGCTTGCCGGGTTAGGCTTCAGCATACCGTGGGCCGTCTTCACCATCAGGCCGTGCTCGGCAATCGCCTTCTGGCACTCGCGGACGGTCCACAGCGCGACGATGTAGGTTTCGAGAACGCCGAGCATGGAAGCCGTTAGCAGCTTGCGCTCCACCAGCTCGGCGGCAATCGTGTTCCATTCGGGAACGCGATCATCTGGGATGCTGTCAGGCGCTTTCGGAACCCCCTTCAAACCGCCGTCGATGGCCTTCAGCGTGGCCTTTGCGCCGCGTGTCCCTTTGCTGCTCATGCGGACACCTTGCGTTCACAGCGCAGGTCCAAGCCCTTGCGGCGGCCAATCTCTTTGACCTCGCGGACGTTGTATTCTTCGCCCTCGAATAAGATGCGAGACTTCGGGACGATTGGCCCGAAGTAACGGGTACGGAAGATGATGGACGTGGTGTCGCTTGCGCCGTTCGTTAGGAACTCCTCGGTGCTGCTCTGGATGATCTGAGCGCGCGCGGTGGCCACGTCGGTCCACGCCTGAACGGGGGTGCCGTATTCGTTCACGGTGCTGGTGAAGCTTTGGACCTTGATCGTCCTGTCGAGTTTACCGGATCTCATGCGACCTCCTGCACAAGTGCGTCGATGGTGACGATGGCATGGCTGGTCTGGCCGTCTGGGTCGCGGAGGAAGCGGGAGCCGCGGATACGGCAATCTGCGAAATGGAAGCCGTCAACGGGCTGAAATCTCGGCCCGTTAACAGCCTTGCGGATGGCCCCGGCGATGCGCTTGCTGGTCTCTGTCGATGGCTCCTCAACCCAGATATGCAGGTCCATGTAAACCCGCGTCAGCGTGCGGGCGATACTCTCGCCTTCGTCCACGCTCTGGCCTTCACCGATGACGATGGAGGGGCGCGGGTTCGGGCGCTCGTTGCGGTCGAGGATGTTGGCGGCCGGTACCAATTGAGTGAGGGCATCCGTACCTATTAGGCGCGCACGAATGGCTTTCTGCAGGGCGAGTTCAGCGCTCATCGGCCACCCCAATTCTGTTTCACAGCCTTGGCAGCGGCGCGCTTGATGCGGCCTGTGATCTTCTTGCGCATGAGACGGAAGGCGGGCCAGAAATACGGCTGCGCTGCTGCCTCCTGAGTGCCGTACTCGACAAGGTGCGCGTACCGGACATCCTTGTTTCCAGCGGTCACAGCAACGGCCAGCTCCGGCACGGTGACGCGGCCACCTGGCGTGGAGTAGGGTGGGGTATTCGATCCACCCGGCGTTACCGTGATGCTCTCCTGCAGGGCGCCTGTGTCCCGTGGTGCGAGGATGCGCGCTGTCACGGCCAGGTCGTTGCCCGACTTGACCAGCTCCGGCACCATCGCGGCGCGGACGTTCTTCGGGATCATCGCCAGCCGCTGCTTGATGCGACCGATTCCACCGTCATCAGCCAAAGGAATACTCCCTGAATTCGTTGACGATCTGCCAGAGGCCGAACGGAGGGTCTTCGCCGCTGACGCCTACGAGGGCCGCTTCCCGGTTTTCGAACCAGTGCGCCGCAAGCTGGCAGACAGCCTCAATGAGAGCCGGCGGAATTTCCTCTTGATCCGTGCCGCCATAGGTTTCCTCGATTTTGAAGCCGAGAAGCCGTTCGATATGGTTCTGCGCGGCCTCGATCTTGCGCTCGATGATTTCGTCATCCTCGGAGGAGAGGATGTTCAATTGCGCCTTCATCTGTTCAGTGGTCACTATCATTGAACGATGTCCTTTCGACCGTTCACAAAATCAGAGCCAATTGAGAAATTTTTGGCACGATGGACCCGCCGCCGGTCCCCTAGAATTGGCGAAAGTTGAAGACCACCCCCCGTCATGCCTGCATGTCCATGTTGGATTGCAGGAGCAGACTGAACGAGAAGGCGAGCACTGCGTTGGCCTCGTCAAAGACGTGGTTGCATGAGTTCACCAGAGCGATGAAGCGACGGGTCGCACCACTGGGGAGCGTGAGACGAAACGCGTATGGCTCAATGTACGTCTCTGCCTCTATCACTGCGATCTGGCCGGGATCGTCTTCGATGATGCCAGCAATGACCTGCATCGTCCTGAGAGGCCTTGTTACCTTGTTGTGCGTTGGTATCTGGGGCTGGTCAGGGTCCGCGCCATCAGGCAAGGATATGTCCTGCGTGGTCCAGTCTCCTTCAACACGGCCAAGGCTGCTAACACCACCAACGGTGATCCAGGCTTCATCGGTGAAGTCCGCATCAGTGACAGGCCGTGCAGACCAGTCGACGCGGGCAGCACCTATCTCAAGCGTAGATCCGCTGGTGGTGAACAGCATGGCTTATGCTTCCTCCGCATCGACACGGACCACGTTGCTGTTGACGCCAAGGGAGGCGTTCAGCTTCATCACGCTGTTGGCTGCGTCGTACTGCTCGGACTGGCTCATGACCTTGGCGATGAACAGGCGCTCGGAAGGCGTGCCTCCTGCAGGTGCATCGTTCAGCACGATCCTGAATTCGTAATCGTGGATGGTCTTCTCTGCGGCGATGAGAGCCTGCTGACCGGGATCGGCGTAATCGATGCCCATGACCAGTTCCATGGTGCCGGCAGAGCGTGGGCCCTTCAGGGTACGGGTGCGGCTGTCACCGATCGAGGTGAAGTTGATGGCTTCGCTGGTATCGCCCACGGAACCGAGACCTTCGACTTCACCGATCTCCTTCCATGTGACTGCGTTGGCAGCGGAGAAGTCAGCCAGCACATAGTCTGTCTTCTTCTGTTCCTTCGTGGTGCCGATGTAGATTTTCGCACCGGCCGTCGCGTTGATAGTCATTGCTCGTTCCTTTCAAGAGCGCGCCGTTCATTCGCGGCGTCGATGGCGTTGCACCTCTGGCAACCCGGCTTCCAGTTAGATTTGACCATGCGCAGGTCTGGCCGCTGACGGATGGACTTGACGTGCATCACGACCGTGGCCTTTGCCCCGCACTGGCAGAACTCGTTTTGAGGAAGGGAGAGGAAAGCCTTGGCCTCCCTTTCCCATGTGCTGTCATAGCCGCGCTGGCGGGCGCTGGGGCGCTTCTGGTCGTGGCGGGCTTTGCGCTCCCTCTGGATGCGCGCGACTGCCTTGCAGGTCTCACCACGAGGATGAGCCTTGTTGCAGTGTCCGCAGACTGAGGGAGCGCGTGTCGGCATATCAGGCCACCGGACGCTCTGCTGCGTTGCCCTTGATGGCGATGACGCTTGCGAAGATCGACGTGCCGCTGCCTTTCGTCAGGACCGGGCGCACATAGCGCTTGAAGCCGCGATAACCGACCTTTGCAGTGCTGTCGGCTGCCAGATTGCCGGATACCAGCGCTTGGTAGTGATCAGCATCCACATCCGTGAATGTGGCGTTGTCGTCGCTCTCCTGAAGCTTCAGCGTGAAGGCTCCAGACGCGGTGCGTGCGCCAGTCGTGACCACGAAGGCCACGCTGTCAAAGCCGAGCAGGTCAACGGACGAGCCGTTGGTGCTGGCGGCGATGTCGGCAGGGGCGATGCTCTGCACGACACCAATGTTGTGAACGATGTCACGCATGGTCATTCCTCCTTAGGCGGTCGCCATCTTGAGTTTGCGGAGTGCTTCGGTGAGGGTCGGGCCACCACCGACGCGGCGGCGGGCGTGGAAGCGAACCATGCCCTTTGTCGCCTGCGTGTACGGGTCGCGCAGCACGGACATGCCCACGCGGTCATAGACCCGGTATGCCTTGCTGAAATCGCCGTAGAAGATCGGGAACGTGCCGTTTGCGATATCCGGCATGGTCGGGTCTTCGATAACCGGACGGCCGAGCAGCGTGGACGGCTGGCCCGCCTGATAGGACGGCTGCCAGAGGTAGTTGCCCTGACCATCCTTGAGGGTGCGGACCTTGCCCAGCGTGGTGCCGTTCATCAGCCAGGAGCCGTTGTTCCGGTATGCAGCCGGCAGCGAGTACATCAGGCCGATAAGCTGGTCGGCGCTGATATTGGTGGCGTGGCCGTTGATGACTTCCGCGATGCCGGGAACCTGCTGGATGCCGAGCGGCTTCTTGGCGCCGTTGCCATTCGAGAATGCCGCGTTCTCTTTGAGGGCGAACTCCTGCGACAGCTCGGAGGCGATTTCGGATTCGACGTTGATTGCCGAGTCCTCGAGGAGGCGAAGCGACACATCGATGTAGCAGGCCAGCTCATGGACCGGGATCTCGATCTGACCATAGGTCATGGTCGTTTCGTCGCGTTCCTCGTCTTCACCTACCCACGACGCTGTCGGGCGGCCGGTGAGCTTCGGAAGAATGACGGAACCGGCAGAAGTGGAGCCGACGCGGACGGCCTGCCGGATCGGGGAGATTTCCACGATGCCGCGGATGACTTCAGTCTGGAACTCGGCTGGAGCCAGATAGCCGCCCTTCGTGTCGTCACCGACGATCAGGGCGCGGGTTTCTTCCGGGTCCATGCGGTTATCGCCCAGGCGCAGGAAGTTGGAGAACGCTCGGCGCTCCAGCGATACTTCCTCGTTGCCGGGTGTGCCAGCGCCGCCGGGGCGGTTCATGCGGGTTTCGAGTTCGGTGAGCTGCGTGCGCAGTTCGGTGATCTCGGCTTCGGAGCCGGTGCGATATTCGGCAAAGCCGGTGCGCAGCTCTTCCACGGCCTGCGTGGCTGCTGCCAGCGGATCATCATCCGGTTCGGCTCGGGTTTCGAGGGTGAAGTGCTTCATGATCATTTCCCTTTGCTGACAAGAGCGCATTTCGCCTTCCGGCATGCGTTGATGAAGGCCGCTGCGCTCTCGGTAGAGCGGCCAGAACTGCGAACGGAGGTAATCCGGGCATTCGGTGCCGATGGCATGCCCACGAGGGAGATTTCGCGGACGTCGATGCCGGTGAGGATGCGGGTTCCGGCCTGGCGCGTTTCGCCGCCCTTGTTGAGGCGGAAGCCGATCGAGAGACCATTCAAGGCCCCGGCCTTCAGAAGCTCGTAAGCCTCCCGGCCGCGCGTCGTGCTGGTGACGATTTTCCCGCGGACAAAAAGGCCTTTCTCGTCCTCACGCACTTCGCTCCAAATGCCGATGATATCGGTAGGGTCGTGCGACCACAGCATGACAGGCCGCGTGCCGGCGGTGCGATGCTCTTCCAACGAAGCCCGGAATGCGCCGCGCTTGACGATTTCGTTATGGGCGTTGCGCTGGTCCCAGATGACGGCATAGCCGGAGAACTCGCCGGTATCGCTGGGAGCCTCAAATCTGAGGGAAAGGTCGAGGTGATCCATCAGGCCGCCTCGCTTCGGAAGTTGGCGCGGTCGGCTGCGAAGGCGTCGGCCTGCTGCTGTATCCATGCGACATGCAGAACCTTGACGACAGCGGCATGGCCAAACTTGGCGTTGAGGCCGAAGTCGGCGGCGATGTCCCAGCCGATCACGCAACGAGCGAGGCAGTTGATACGGGCTTTCTCACGGGCTTCGAACGATGCCTTGCCTTCAGCATCAGCCGCGGCGGCCAGTTCGTCCATCATGGCGATGCGTGCCTTGTTCTGCGTCTCGCTATCCGGGCCGGCGATGAGAAGGCGAAGCCCGGTAGGCTTGCCATCCCACGGGTCCACGACTTTGAGCCAGCGGCCTTTGTCCTGGTCGACAAGGTTGGAGTTGATCTCGTCAAGCGTCATCGGGGTTAGGCTCCTTGTCGGTTTTCAAAGGGTCGGCGCCGTCCTTTTGATCATTCGGCAAATTTGCCGTTTGATCGTTCGGATTGATGTGCGGATTGCCGTACTCGTTGCCGCCCTCGTATGGGCCGAGATCGAGCCAGCCACGGGCCTCGTTCGGATTGAGCACCTTGGCGCTGATGAGGGAGGAAATCGCCGTGGCGCGGGCTGTGAGGTCAGCACGGGTCAAGTCGTCGCGGTCGAAGCTGATGCGGTAGCGCTTGCGCTCCTCGCGGGTGAGCAGTGCACGGGCGAGGGCGGTCTCCAGAGCGCGCAGCCAGGGCTCCAGCGTGTAGGTCAGGAACTCCCGCCCCATCTGCTCGGAATTGCTCCATGTGGCGCGGTCGAGTTCGAACAGCATGGAAGGCGGCACGCGGAAGGCGCGGGCAATCTCGATGATCTGGAACTTGCGCAGTTCGAGGAACTGGCTGTCCACCGAGTTGAGCATCAGCTGCTTGATGTCGGCGTCATCCCACAAGACGGCAGCCTTGCCGCTGTCCGATGGCTGGCGGAACGCCTTGCGCCATCCGGCGATCATCTTCTTGGCGCCCTCATCACCGAGCGACTTCTTGTTCAGGATAACGACGCCGGGCGTGGCCCCGTTCTTGAAGAAGTTGGAGGCGTGGGTTTCCATGACCTTGGCGGCGCCGATCGCTTCGGCCGCAAGGGTGAGGGGCGATTTGTCGAATGGGCCACGGACATGCACCACGCTATCGGTCTTCACGATCTGGCCGTTGATGCGGTAGGTCGGTTCGCCGGTCCACGGGTCAAAGGTGACGCTGATGCCCTGGGGCTGGTATCGGATGATTTCGCGGATCTCGCCGCGCACGCGGTTCACATAGGCGAGGCCGCCCCAGTCACGGGTGAGGGCGTCGGCAGCAAGGTCGCGGATAAGGTCGAAGCCGGCGGACCATGGATTGACATCACCACGAAGCAAGACGCCGATCGGGTGATTACGGTCCTCTTCCTCGGTGCCATCCTCGCGGCGTTCCATGATCCTGATGTCGAGGGTGGCGGCTGCTTCGGATATGACCCTGACCGCATTTGCGACGGCCGGGACGCGCAGCGCTTGAGCGCCAGAGATTGCAACTGTGCCGGAAGCCATGCCCGACCACAGTGCAGCGAGAACGCCATCCTCATCCTTGAGGTTTTCGTCTCGCGTCTCGATCTTTTCGGTGCGTTTGAAAGGGTTCCAGCTCATGCACCAGTTTATGCCCGATGCAGGGTGTTACCTCATAACGGTTTGGAAAGGGATTTCGTGGGAATAGACGGTTTCACTAAATGCGAGTGGAGCTACAAATGTGGATGCTGGTCAAACTGCCTGGGAGCGGGCGTCTCTATATTAATTTCGATACCGTCAAATTCATTGCGCCTGGCAAAGACCACGTCAGCTACCTCAGTTTCCTTGATGGTACTGAGCGGACGGTTGATGTCGATTTTGATGATCTCATGAAGCAGATTGAGAACCTCCGAAATTTTATGCGCGGAAGCTAACCACCTCCTGACCGCATAAAGGAGATCAAATCGTCTTCGAAAGCATAATACCGCCCCCCGATCTCTTTGACCGGGGAGCCTTCCTGTTTTGCAAGGGTATCACGCACGAAGTCCGCTCCCACACCGATCCGGCGGCCGATCGCCGGTAGTGTCCAAATGATCCTTGATGGATTGCCCGATGGCTTTGCTGCGACACCGAGCATTGCGTCAAGACGGGCGGCTGTCAGCTTCGGTTGGTTCATGCGGGATCCTTTGACTTCGGAAACAGCGTTTCATGGGGGCCGTAGAAACCTTGGCTTCTACGCCACTTCTCCATCAATTCTTCCTTCTGACGCGCCTTTGCCTCTAGCGTCATAGTTTCCGGCGTGGCGATTACGTGGACGATGAAGCCAGCCTTCCTAAGTTTCTCGAGCTCCATCATGGCCATCATTTTCGAGTTGACCTCACGGTGGATGTCGCTGTTCGACCCTTCTATTCGATCGAACCGCCAATAGGTATCAGCCCCACCTTTCTCGTCTGCGATCTGGTGCGTGTACATGTGGTATTCGACAGGCGCAGAAATAATCTGCGCTTTTCCATCAGCGCGGGGTTTGCTCCATTTCTCCTTCAGGCGCTCTTCCATCTCGCGCTGCTCATCGGTGAAGTCATCTTCGCTCATGCTGCACCTTTCGGATTGTTGCTGCCGGCATAATGCTGGCGGATCATTTCGGATTGGACTGCGTCATGGAATGATCGAAGCTGTGCATCGACAGCAATGTCATCGAGACCTATGCGGACGAGGTGTTTGCGATTCGCCGCGGTTACTTGCTTCCAGTAGAGGATAGCATCCTCGCCATGTTTCCGAGAGAGGATGGCCGCTGTCTTCCTCACTTTTCCGACGCGATTAATGAGAGGGAAAACGAGGACTTTGACTGGCGGCTGCCAGTTGAAAAGAGGAAGGTCTGCATCACGCATCGCGACCGCCGTTCTGCGCACTGCTGTGGCTAGATATATACTGGATGATTACGTCAGCCCATGATAACAAAGAAACACCCTTCATCGGATGACCTCGTCAGCCACTTTCAGAGTTATGGGATGATCTCGTCCGCCCATTGTCGGATTGATGGGATGATCTCGTCCGCCCATTGGGATGATGACGTCATCCCGGCTTTTTTCTTTCTCTGACCGCCACCGCATGAAATCTTTGTCGGCGCTTAGGTGCCTTAGAGGCAGATCGACGGGATATTCCGTCAAAATCCAGCGACTGGCGCGACCGCTGGCGCCGCCACCCTGTTTCCATTGGAATGAGCCTTTCGTCGCAACCTTGATGAACCCTTTTTCTTGAAGGCCTTTGAAGGCGGCAATGACGGGCTTATCGCTGCAGTTCAGTTCTTCTTCCGCCTCTCTGCGAGAGAGTGGGATATCGCCGTTGTTGCTGCCGTTGTAACGCTGCTTGAGAGCCATGTAGAGGCAGCGCTCGTACACATTCGTCGCCTTCCATGCGGCCGAATTGAGCAACCAGACGTGCATCTGGAAGAACCGCTCTGATGGCTGCAGCTTTTGTTTTCTCCTGTGCTTGCTGCTCAACCCAAAGCCCTCCGTTTCTGGCGATACTGGTTCGCCAGGGTGCAAGCCTTGGCGGCTTCAGCAGCCGTGATGCCAAACTTCTTCCGCAACAGGTGGATGACCTGCTGCGGGGTTTCTTCATGTTCTTCGATGAGATATGCGGCGGCTCGCTCGATGGGTGTGCTCATTGTTCCCAATCTCCTTGGTTCCAACCCTTCGGCAGGGTGTGCTCACCGAAACGCGGATTGGACCACCCCATGCTATGCTCGCTGTCGGACGTGTCATCCTCTAGATCGTCCTCGACGCCGTCACGTCCAAGTCTGCCGTGAGCGCCAAGGGACGGTTCATCGTCGCCGTTGTCTTCGAAGTCGCAGTCGCCATCGACCAGATCGAGGAGAGCAACCAGCTCCTCAATCTTAGCTTCGAGACGGGCACGGGTGATTTCGAGAGGTGACTGTCTCATGCGAAATCCTCCCCAAGCTCTTCCACACGGTCCCTGATGATCTCGATGCGTTCATCGATCTCGTCGGACAAGGTCTGAAGAGCGTTGACCGCAAACCTATCTTTCACATCACCGCAGGCCATGAAGAGCGCACGATTGAGGTTCTTGGCGGTGTTGATCATGTCGGCAATTTCGAGCAGCTTGTGCTTCGTGTTTACGGTGGAGCTCATGCCATTTTCTCCCGTGCGCCGATGAGAACGAAACGCTGCGCCAAGCTCTCATCCGGCGTGCGGAGTTCCCACCATTCGGTTGCTGACGGGTCTACGTCGCGAGCGCACTTCTGATAGGCTTCTGCAGCATATGCGAGACGAGCCTCAGGGCTGGCGCCCACCTGCCGGAAGTAAACTCCCATTGCATGGCCGGACGGATGAACCATCCCCATGAATGCACCGTTGTTCCATTCCGCAAGAGCTTCGGACAGTTCGAATGCCAGTCGCTCCACGCGGTCACAGATCAATTCTTGTCCCACAGCCGGAGCCGTGCTATTCGTTGCCTCGTTCATTTCTTCTTTCCTCATGCAGGGGTGAGTGATTGAGCCATGGCTCGGCAGGACGGCAATCCTGGCCGGGCCTTTTGCGTTCTGGGAGGTCATGCTGCCTCCATGAAGAAGTCTACGAGCTTCTTGCGGCTGATTACCCAGCGACCATTGACCTTTTTGGCGGGAAGTTCGCCCTTATCCAGCATGTCGAAGGTCGCGCGGGTGGAGCGCCCAATTGCCTTGCCGATCTCTTCGGCGCCCCAAAGCAGGTCAAGCGGGCTATGATTAACACTTTCCATGATGTTCCCTTTTGGTTCGTGGATGCGACTTGCATCCATTAACCGTAATAGCATCAGCCTCACGTAGGTGCAAGTCGCATCATTGACATTTTTAGGTGCAAGTTGCATCCATACGGAATGAGCGACAAAGAAAAGTACCCGAGCGAACTAGCTGAGCGTTTTCAAATCCGCCTTCCGCCGGGTTTGCGAGATCGTATTAAAGCGACCGCAGAAGCGAATGGACGAAGCATGAACACGGAAATTGTGTCCACGCTTGAGGATGCCTATCCAGATCCACAACAGTTCATCGAGGAGCTTAAATTCCTCGATGAGATTGAGGACATTCAAAGAAAGCTTGATCGGATCAAGGCGGCGCGGCTTGCTGAAGTCTCAGAAAGCCTCTCGGACCAGTATCTGGAGGAGCAGGCATCGAAAAGGGCTAAGGCGAGGAAGAGGGAGGAAGGGAAGACCTGATGTCAGTCCGCAAGCGCGAATGGACAACTCCGAAAGGTGAAGCGAAGAGCGCTTGGGTGGTCGATTACTTCGACACCGCCGGTAAGCGCAGGCTGAAAACCTTTAAGCTCAAGAAGGAAGCGGAACGGTTCGCCGCTACGGCCTCTGTAGAGGTCAGGGAGGGCGTCCACGTCGCAGATAGCGCAAGTGTGACCGTCGAGAAGGCCGGTTCTCTATGGATCGCCTCGGGCGAAAGCGCCGGGCTTGAGCGCTCATCGATGGACCAGCGTAAAAGCCACCTGAAGCACCACATCAACCCGCTTATCGGCCAGATGCTACTATCACGCCTCAACGTTCCGGCTGTCAGAGACTTCGAAGACACGATGCGCCAGAATGGCCGGTCGCCGGCAATGGTGAAGAAGGTTCTGACTTCGCTTGGCTCGATCCTGTCTGATGCCAACGAGCGCGGCCTTGCAACGCGCAATCCAGTACGGGACATCCGGTCCAGCCGTAAAGGACGTGACAGGCGCCAGGAGAAGCGCCAGAAGGGCAAGCTCGTTGTCGGGGTGGATATACCCACCAGAAGCGAGATAAAGGCGCTGGTAGCGGCTCTGGATGGCAACTGGAGGCCATTGCTTATTACGGCCGTCTTCACTGGCATGCGATCGTCGGAAATCCGGGGGCTTCGCTGGCGTGACGTGAATTTCAAGAAGGCAGAGATCCACGTCAATCAGCGCGCCGACCAGTTCAAGGAAATCGGCCCTACGAAGTCAGAGTCTGGCGTCAGAACGATCCCGGTTCCTCCTGTCGTCATTGCCGCTTTGAAGGAACATAAGCTTCGCCAGCCGCCCGGCTTTGAGCTCGTCTTTGCCAACCCAGACGGAGAGCCGCGCTCACATGCGAACATCGTCAATAAGGGCCTCAAGCCGGCGATGATTCGCGCTGGAGTGACTGTGGGCACGGGTGACAACATCGAGGCGAAATATACCGGCCTTCACGCGCTGCGCCACTTCTACGCCTCCTGGCTCATCAACCGGAAGGAAGACGGTGGCTTAGGTCTGCCGGTCAAAATGGTGCAGGAGCGCATGGGGCATTCCTCGATCGTGATGACGATGGACACCTATGGGCACCTGTTCCCGCGGCTGGATGATGGGACAGAACTAGCACAAGCCGCGAACATTTTGCTCGATTGA